ATCAACAGGCACAAGAGGAGTTAAACAAGATAGAGGATGAGATGTTGACTAAGTATGAAATGCCACCAATGGATATGATCGGATAATGGCAAGAAACGTTTTCTTTACACATGGTACTCGTAACGAGCAGTTCCTTCAGCAAAATCTTGTTGAGGAATATATCAAGATGTTTGGTATGGACATACTATACATACCGAGACAGTTGATAGCAAAAGATAATGTGTTTAATGAAGAGGTCGTATCACAGTTTGATGATTCATATCTTATAGAAGCATACCTAGAGAACTTTGACGGATTCCAAGGTGGAGGAGATCTACTAACAAAGTTTGGTATCAGACAGACTGATGAGATAACTATGGTTATTTCACAGCAGAGATTTAGTGATCTTATCTCACAGTTCTTGCTACTAGATCAGGACATAGAGGTAGGAGAGAGACCACAAGAAGGAGATCTAATATACTTCCCACTATCAGCAAATTATTTTGAGATTAAGTTTGTAGAACATGAAGAACCGTTCTACCAGTTAGGTAAGAACTATACCTACAAACTAAAAGCAGAACTCTTCGAGTACAGCGACGAGCAGGGAGAGTTCTTCGCAGGAGACGACGAGCTAATAGATACAGGTTACACTGTACAATACTACTATCTTGTCTCGCCTGGTGAATCTGCTTCTGCTACTCCACTATTGGATGGCGATGTAGTATCTCAAGGTGTTGTTACTACTAATGGTAGTAAATACAACTTCACTCCTGCTGTTACCGTAACAGGTGATGGCACAGGAGCAACAGCACATGCTGAGATGATAGTTGTAAACGTGGGTGGATCTGTACCCATGACTCCTGCTGTCTTAGATCCTACCGTTAAAGACGGTAAGATGGTTGGTCTTAAAATTTTAAACGGAGGTGCGGGATATGATGTATCTCGATCTATTATTGATTTCACTGATCCTTCTAGCTCAGGCACCAAACCTGTGGTCATTCCGACTTTTGACTCGAATGGTACACTCATTAAAGTTGAGATTACTAACGAAGGGTCAGGGTATGACTCGGTTGAGAGGATAGTGATTGACAACGGTGGTAGTGGATATACTACTGCTGCTTTTGATATAGAATCTGTACCAGCTGGACTGTCTGGTTCTTTCCAAGATGGGGAAACAGTTACAGGAGGAATTACTGGTGGCACTGCGATGGTGGCAGACTGGAATAAATCTGAGGGTTGGTTGAAACTAAAATCACCAACAGATGATTTCCAGATAGGTGAATTACTTGTTGGTAATACTAGCGGTGCATCAATAACGATACATAGTTATGATGCTATGGAGACAACAGATACTAAATACTCTGAGTCTACTACGTTTGAGACATTTGCTGATGACATAATTGATTTCAGTGAAGGTAACCCATTTGGAATAGGAACATAACATGTTAGGTGCATACACATATAATAAGGTTATCAGAAAGTGCGTTATTGCTTTTGGTACATTATTCAACAACATAGAAGTTAGGAAGGAAGTAAGTGGTAACACTGTTCAGAAGATGAAGGTGCCACTTGCCTATGGTCCTAAGCAAAAATTTATTGCTAGGTTAGAAGCACAACCAGATCTAAACAAGAAGGTAGCGATTACACTGCCTAGAATATCATTCGAGTTAGCTGGTATATCATATGATAGTTCTAGAAAATTAACTCCTATCACTACGGACTATAAGAAAGACGGGAAAAATGCGAGAAAGATATTTACACCTGTACCATATAACTTAGAGTTTAGTTTGTCTATCTTATCAAAGACAAACGATGAAGCGTTGGAGATAATAGAACAAGTCTTACCTATATTCCAACCATCATATAATGTTAGTGTTAAAATTATAGATGACATTGATGAATTTCGTGACATACCGATAGTTTTGAATAGTGTAAATTATTCTGACGAGTACGAAGGTAATTTTGATCAACGTAAACTAACCACCATTGATTGTAATTTTACGGTAAAAGCATATATCTTCGGACCTACATCTACATCCAAACCAATCAAGAAAGCAAAGGTCGATTACAATACTGGATCACCAAAAGTTCCAGTACGTCGTTCTCAGTATGTTGTAGAACCTGTTGCTCTCCGTGATAAGGATAGTGATGGAACTGGTTTGACCTTGACAGCACAGATTAATAAATCAGTAGCAACTCTACCAGTTACAGACTCAACTGTATTCAATATAGGTGATTACATTGAGATCAATAACGAGGTTATGAGAGTCAAAACAAAACCTGATGGTGAGTCAATTACTGTATCACGTGGTCAAAATGCTACAACTCAAGCTGCTCATGCGAGTGGTTCAGTTATAGATATTATTACATCTGCTGATACAGAACTCTTAGAGAGTGATGATGACTTCGGATTTAACGAAATGACCTCTTTCTATGGATAACAATTTCGGTGGTTTAGAAAAGGCGTTTGACACCTCAGAACCTAAACCCAAAAAAGTAACCCCTATAAAATCTACTGATGATCAAGTAAATGATGATCATGAGTATGCTAGAGCAAATCTATACTCCTTAATTGAAAAAGGACAGGAGGCAGTAGATGGTGCACTAGATGTAGCTCAAGGAAGTGATCACCCTAGAGCATATGAAGTAGCTGGACAGTTAATCAAACATGTCGGTGATGTTGCTGATAAACTTATGGCACTTCAGAAAACAACTAAGGAAGTAAAAGAAGAGAAAAAGAAAGGACCTTCTACAGTCAACAATGCTTTATTTGTAGGCAGTACCGCTGAACTACAGAAGATGTTGAAGAATGCTTCCAAAGATAAATAAGTAAGAACCAACTATTATTAACATGTCAGTATTAAAAGTAGTGCAGGATGGACCTACGGTGACCGTCGGTAGTGCTGCCAACACACAAAGTACAGCACTATCTGTGAAGACAGGTATCTATCGTTTCGCTGCTGAAGTCGCAAAGGGCGGTGCTGCCATACAGATAGGTGGAAATGCTAATGCCACTAACTCAAGTTTGTATGTAGAGAAAGGCGAATCAATTATAGTCAAAGGTGACAGTCCAGTACGTATGGGTATCACAGGTGCTACAGCTGCTAACCCAGTAGTATTCACAGTAGAAAGATCTGGTGGTAATCATAATCAAATCAAGGTAGGAGATTTCGTTACAGTAACTGGTTCATCTGTTGGCGACTACAACCTATCTCATGTTGAGGTAACTGCTGCTACACCTAATACATTTACAATAGGTGGCACAGATGCTTCTGGTTTCTCAGCATTTAGTGGAACAGCAGAAGTGCGTAATTCAATGAAGTATGCTATAATGCCTAAGACTGCTTCTGGTTCTACAGTTCACTGTACAGAAGTTCAAGTAGTAGTATCCTAATGTTAACTGAAGCTTCTAGACTGAATGAATATGGTAAATATTATTTCGTCGAGTTGGTTTGGCGAGGTAGACCTTACAATGTTCAGATATTTTTTCCACAGTTGAAAAAACCTCAACGTCAGGAAATCAAGAAACAAGCTAATAAAATCTATCCTGGTGCTAGAATAATATCATATGTAGAAGCCGATAAAAATAAGGAACTACCTATGTTATTTGCTATTGAGTACACCTGATGCAGTTTAGAGAACAAGACATAAAAGAACTCATCAATTTATGTCACACTACTGATAGATGTAGTATAAAACTTCTAAGAAAATTAGAAGATTACCTTGAAGAATATTCTTGTGATGAAAATTTGGCACGAACCTATCCCCCCTATAATCTTTACTAAGTTAAAAGACGCTTGTATAGAGAGAAGAAAAGAAGAAGACTGGAACTATAATGATAAGTTAGTTGGTGCTTTGAATCAACAATCATCTTTAGTTGCTACCGAAGGTCTGGAGGATTATCTAATCAAGACCTCTGAAAATATATGGTATAGTTTTTTCCAAACATGCCCGTGGGAAGGAGCGTTTGATCCAAGTTATCTAACACTCCGCAACCTGTGGGTTAACTATCAAAAACCAGGTCAATACAATCCTTACCACTGCCATCATGGTGTGGTAAGTTTTGTCATTTTTGTAGACATACCATACGGAGTAGAGGAACGTGCTGACTTTGCTAGTGATGGTGGGTTCCAATTAGAGAATGAACTTATCAACATAGATAGATCTTGGAACGGACAGATACTTATGTTTCCTTCACAGATGAACCATGGAGTATATCCGTACAAATCTACTGACAAGGAAAGAGTTACCGTTGCGGGAAATATGTTCTGGAACGTTGCTAAATAATACAGCATCTGTATTGCCATGAGTGAAGTACCAGAGGATCGTCTCCAAGCTCAACAAGATTTTGAGGACGACATGCGAGAGAACCAAGAGTTCTACAAGCACTATCTTACATTACACCATGATGACTACCCAGAAGATGTACATTGGGATTACATCGTAGACAAATGGGTAGCATATGATCATGGGGTCACGGAATTCTTTGAAAAAGAAGAAGAAGCACG